GGTCCTATTCTCCACCGTGACGGATCGTGCCGCCTGAAATGCGTCCGTAAAGGCCACACTGCCGCCAGACCCCGCTGTGCCGCTCACCACGCGCAGTGACTTGTTGTTGTGTGTGGCCGACTTTGTCCAGCCGGTGGGGGCCGCGCTTTGGACAAAAAGCATTGAGGTACCCGACGGGATTACAGCATCTACATAAGATTTGGTGGCCGCATCGTTTACATTGGATGGTGCCGCAAACCGTGCACGGCCGGAAGGGTCGCGTAAGACCAGACGGTCTGCGGTTGCCGTGCTTGTAGCCGAATGCGGGTTGGTAAGGGCCGCATGGGCGGTGTCCGCACCTGCCCGGGCCGTAGCCTCGGCATCCACTTCGGTCTTCCTGGCCACATCATCCACGGCGGACGGCGCGCTGGCCTTCAGCCTCCCTCCCGTGCCCCACATGGCAATACGGCTCGCCGTGGGCGTCGCGGTTGCGCTGTGCGGGTTAGTGAGAGCCGCATGGTCCGCGTCAGCACCTGCCCGGGCCGTAGCCTCGGCATCCACTTCGGTCTTCCTGGCCACGTCATCCACGGCAGACGGGGCGCTGGCCTTCAGCCTTCCTCCCGTACCCCACATGGCAATCCGGCTCGCGGTGGGGGTCGTGGTTGCGCTATGCGGGTTAGTGAGATTTGCGTGGGCGGTGTCGGCACCTGCCCGGGTCATGGCTTCGGCCGCAATGGCCAATGCATTGTCGGCGATGTCCGATTCCCAGCCGTGGGCCTGCAAATTCGACAAATGTTTCTCTTTAACCGCATCCGTATCCGCGGGGTCGAGTTCAAGGGTCGTGTGATCCAGCAGATCGCGCATGGTGACCGTGACCACGTTCGGGTCGATGACGAGCTGCACGTCGGAGGCATTGGTCACCGCCATTACCATGCGCACGAAAAGCTCCTTCTCCGATCCGCTGCCCGGCGCGGGCTTTTCGGTCAGGGGATACTTTCCAACGGCGATCAGGTCATTGTCACCGTCGAACACCCCGGCCTCACGGATGCTAAAACCCCCATCTTCAACCGGTATCTTGGCTTCGGCGACGATCCAGGTGGGTTCGTTGGGATGAATGAACACGCGGTTAATGGCGTCCCGCCATACCTCGTTTACCAGCTCGGTCTGTTCCTCGTCCGGCTCCACATACACCCCGCCGCCGTCGCCCACTGCGAACTGGGTCAGTACAACGGGTATGCCGCTCACATGCGCATCCGCGAGCTTGGCAAGGCCGACCGTGGTCAAAATGCAGTAGTACTCCGGCATTTCATCGCTCCTTATCCGGGATACACCTCAATGATTTCCCCCGATTGTATGAATATCGCAAACACCGGCACATCACCCCTGATGCTGTAGTTGTACACGATTTCGGCAAGCTTAGAGCGAGCCGGCTTCATCTCATTGATCGCCCACACCACCTGCTGTTCCGTAAAATGAAGCGTATCGCCGATCACATCGATATCCACGCGAAACTCGGCCCAGCGCTCCGGATCTTCCTCCCGCAAATTGTTGATCAGCCCGCCTCCGAAGCCGAAGAACTTCGCCAGCACGTCGATCATATGTTCCGGCCGGCCTGCGCCGATCCACCATAAATAGGCAAATCGCACCCGCCACAAATAGTTCTTGTCGGTCTCGAGCGGCGCGCGCGCGATGCCCCGGCTCTTGGCGAATTTGGAGAGAAACACCTCGTCGCAACGCTCGGCCAAAAACTGGTCGCGAAGCCATAGAACGTCCTCCCTGGCAGCGTCCAGCAAACCCGCCGCGCCCTCCACCAGGGCCGAAAGGGCCCCTGGCCGGTGAATCAGACATCCTCTGCCGGGCTCGTCCAGGTTGTTCGCTTCACCCGCCCCGCAGTCACCCCCAGGACCGCCCACCGCAAGAGATCCAAAGGTATATCCTGGCCCACCCTCATTGGCACAATACCTTTCACCGCTGCTCCGCCATAGAACAGTCCGCGCAAACGCTGCTCGGCCTCGGCCAGGATCGCGGGCGGATCCCCGGAAACGATCTCCAGCTCTCCTACGATATCAACCGCTACCAGCTCCGGCCCCTTGACCAGCGCATCATCATTGATCGGGGCCTTGGCCTGCACCACCGCGTCGACCGCATCAATCAGCAATTGTGTGGGCGCACCGGCCGCGCCGGTGATCACCACATCCACCGTGCCCTGGCCTCGAGGATGCTGATCAACAATCTTGACGCTCGCAACACCCACCACCGATCGCGCCCAGGCCTCGTATGCATGCTTCGTGCAGCCGTTCTTCTCCTGCCATGCCAACACATAGCGCTCGAAAAGAGCGGCATCGTCTTCTTTGTCCGAACCTTCGCTGATCAGCCAATCGGCCCGGTTCTCCACGCTGTCAACGCCGGGAACAATGGTTGCAATCTCGTTGATCATGCCTGCCGTCACATTGGCCGCCGCCCCATAATCTTCTGCCTGCCGGGTGGCCGGCAGCCTGTATACATCCACCTGCCGGCAGTGAAGATCGAGCCATGCTCCGCTCGACTCGCTGGGGAAGGCCTCGGCCAGCACGGACATCATGAAACCATAGAGCTGATACAGCCCCCAGTTCCATAGTTCCAGCATGCCGCGGATCACGCCCTTGGTCAGGCTCATCAGACGAGGCAACCAGCCTTTTGCGGCATATTCGGCCTGCACAGCGCCGACACGGTCGAACATCTCCTGCCTGATCTCTTCCAAGGTTTTTTCAATCGGCAGCGTCATCGTTCCCTCTTTATTTTCGCCACAAGATGCATTTCTTTGTGACTTTGTGTCTTAGTGGCATCATCTCTCCGCTCATTCCCGCGGATTCACATCCGCGACCACGATCGAAATCTTCGCATCCGTCATATCGATCACCAGGTTGTACGGGTGATCTTCTTCTATGAATCGCCAGCTCGCCCGGACCGTTACGCCGTTTTCATTCCAGGCCGCCACCCTGGCTTCAGCAGATCCCACCACGACGCGCGGATCGCGGCCGATGCGGCGGGCAATCTCCGCCTCCAGGGCCAACCGGTTGAACAGGGTGTTTTCCTCCCTGATCCAGTCGTGGATCAGGGCGCCGAAGTCCTGATCATAAAAAAGCGTTCCCAGCCGGGTGAAGAGCCGCAGCCGGACATCCTGGCATCCTGTTTCCGGCCCCTGGGTGAGGACCAGTTCCCCGTTTGCCGCCACCACCGCTTCGAGGCCCTCATCGAGCCTTATGTCTTGTCCGAACAGATCCGTCATAACGCGTGCTCATGATGATTCGTATTGCCGCCCCCATCGATGATCGTGCCGGTCGCAGTGATGTCGCCGGTTACGGTGATGTTGCCGATGACGTTAAGGTCCCCCTGCAGCGCTCCGCTTCCATGCCCTCCTCCGACCCCCGTGATCAAGAGCGGACCGACAAGGTTGATCTGGGGCGCCCGCACCGTCACCTCCGCCCCGGCTTCAATCAAGGCGGATCCGCCCACCTCGATATTCCAGTCAGCGACGACGGTCTCCTGCTTGCCCCCGCCGATCTCATTCACCCGTTCGCCCGTAGTCTTGTGCACGATGTCCCCGCCGGGTGTGATCTTGACGTACACCTCAGGGGACTGCTGAATAATAAACGCCCCCAGCTCGCAGCCCGGCGCCTTGTTTCCATGCCACCGGAAGTTGCTGATCCGCGGATAGTCCGGATCCCCGTCATAGTATTCCAGATCGCAAAATGCTCCCGCTACAGGCGGGCACACAATGCCCCGCTCCGGACCGGCCCAAACAACGGGAATCTCCACCTTGGAAATCACCGGCTCGCTCTCATCCACGTTTTCATCGTTCCGGAGCGGCTGCACATCGGCCCAGTACCTGCCGTCCGATGCATAAGTTTTCACCACGCGCGCTTTTCGCACTACCCGGTAATAGGATCGCAGGTCCGGCATCACGAGTTCCACTACGCGCTTCAAGAGAGCTGAAAGTTCAGAACCTTTCATGCTCATCCCCGTACCGGATGAAAGTGCGCACCGATCGCTCATTTAGATCATGGCGCACCCTGAGCGCCCTGAGCTCGTCATCGATGTCCCGCCTCGTATCGAGCAACCTGAATATTTGCGAGTGCATGAAACCGGCAATCAAAAAGGTTTCAACAATGCTCCTACCGTACGCGTCCGTGGCCGGGGAGTGGTTGATCAGCCCGGCCCCGGTCGCCACCCGCGGCCTGAGACCCGGCTCATCGAAATCTCCCCAGTTCACGGCGCCGTCCGCCCCCGCCCAGAGAGTCCACCGGCTCATGTCCAGT